GCCCTACATGACCAACGGGAAACGCGACTACAAAAAGGAAGTGGCGAAGTATACGAGCCGTCCGGAAGTAATCAAGAAACGGGTGGAACAGAACAAAGCTCGTCGCATGATGGAGAAGGCAGGGAAAGTACACAAAGGTGATGGCAAGGATGTTGACCACCGTAAGCCCTTGTCTAAGGGCGGTAAGACAACCAGGTCCAATCTACGAGTTGTAAATAAATCAACCAATCGTAGTTTTCGTAGAAATCCTGATAGCTCTATGTTAAATCAAATCTCCAAAGGAGGTAGGTAATGTCCTTCTGGGGTAAAATCTTTGGTACCGACGAAGCCATTAAAGGGGCTGTAGGGGCCGTCCGGGATGGTTTAGATGCTTTGGTATACACTGAGGAAGAAAAGGCTAACGACGCCTCTAAGGAACGCAGCGAGGCTCGTTCAATGCTGGTTGGCTGGATGGAAGCTACCCAAGGACAAAACCTAGCTCGACGAGTTATTAGTCTTGCTATCACTGGTGTATGGCTTCTGCAATATGTTGTGGCCCAAGTTGCCTCAGCTATTGCAGTTTTTTGGCCAGAAGCTGCGGGACAACTTAATGCTCTTTCTGCCCTACAGCTACAAAGCGCAGATAATATGTCTCCTGCCGTCATGCTCATCCTAGCTTTCTATTTTGCTGCTCCCCACATGAGTGATGTAGTTAAAGCCTTTACTGAGAAAATGGGTACCAAGAAACAATGAAACTCACAGCAGACCTAATCGCTGGTTTTTCGGCGAGTCTGCTTCAAAAAGGATATGATGGGGCAGTTGATTCCCCTCCTTGCCACGTTGAATGGTGGGAAGCCTGTACAAGCAGTCATGCCAAAGTTGCCATTGCAGCTCCCCGAAGACATGCCAAATCCACTGCCGTCACACTCGCATATGTATTGGCGTCAATACTTTTTCGAGATAAGCAATACATACTCGTCCTCTCAGATACTATTACCCAAGCCACCCAATTCCTAGGTGATATTAAAAAAGAACTTTCGGATAACGAAAAAATTGTGTCATTGTTCGGAATTACTGGGTTTGACAAAGATACTGAAGACGATGTAATTGTCAATTTTAATGATGGTCACCAAGTACGAGTATCTGCTAAGGGTTCTGAGCAGAAGATGCGTGGCCTTAAATGGAACAACAAGCGACCAGACTTAATTGTTGGTGATGACTTGGAAAATGATGAAATTGTCCTGAATAAAGATCGCCGAGAGAAGTTTAAAAGGTGGTTTTATGGTGCTCTTGTACCATGCCTTGCTTCTCACGGAGTTATCCGAATTGTTGGCACAATCTTACATGAAGACAGCCTGCTTAACAATCTAATGCCGTCTATCTGGCATAAAAACACTGTAGTTGCCCCCCTAAAAATCTATTCAACATTGCCACGTCCTTCGTGGCTTGCCCTTAAGTATCGAGCCCACACAGATGATTTTACTAAAATCTTGTGGGAACAAAAATACACTACAGAATGGTTTATCGCTGAACGGGCTGATTATATGGCCCGTGGTATTTCTGATGTTTACTCTCAAGAATTTTTGAATGAGCCAATTGATGATTCAGTGGCTTATTTCAAAAAGAATGATTTTGTTCAAGCAAGTGGAGAAGACAAAAAGAAAACCCTAAATTACTACATTGCTGCTGACCTGGCAATTAGTAAGGATGAAACTGCTGACTATAGTGTGTTTGTAGTGGCTGGTATGGATGAAAATCGAATCATCCACATCAAAAACGTCATTAGAGACAGACTGGATGGTAGAGAAATTGTTGACATGATAATCTCTTTAAATGATGTTTACCGGCCAGATGTCTTTGGTATTGAAGAAATGCAGGTTTCTAAATCTATTGGCCCTTTCTTACGGGAAGAAATGATTAGAACCGGGAAATATGTTAACCTATTCCCGCTGAAACATGGTGGTAAAGATAAAATATCACGAGCCCGTTCAATTCAAGGTAGAATGAGGGCTGGTGGTATTAGGTTTGATAAGAATGCCGACTGGTATCCATCGTTTGAAGACGAACTTTGTAAGTTTCCACGAGGAACTAAGGATGACCAAGTAGATGCCTTTGCGTATATTGGTATTATGCTAGATTCCTTGATTGAAGCTCCAACCAAAGAAGAACAGGAAGACGAAGAATACTATGACAAACTACGAGAGTCAAGAGTTGACACCTCAGGACGAAATGCTTACACCGGATACTAGTATTCGAGCCAAGCTGGAAAGCAAGAACCTTGCCGAAGGCATGGATGAGGACAAGCTCAACGACATTTCCAGTCAGGTGGCTGACGGGTTTGACTATGATATGCGTACCCGTATTGATTGGGAACGCAATTTAAAGAGTTGGACTAAGCTTGCTCTCCAGGTTAAGGAAGAAAAGAACTATCCTTGGGCTGGAGCCTCCAACGTCAAATATCCTCTTCTGTCTACGGCTGCAATGCAGTTTAATGCTCGTGCCTACCCATCCCTGATTCCTGCTACTGGTAATGTTGTTAAATGTAATGTCTTGGGAAAAGACCCCAACGCTATTAAACTTGAGCAATCTAAGCGGGTGTCTACATTCCTCTCCTATCAAATTCTCCATGAAATGGATGGATGGGAAGAAGACATGGACAAACTTTTGATTATGCTTCCCATTGTTGGAACCATTTTCAAGAAGACCTATTACAATTCTGTCTTGAAGAAGAATGTCTCTGAGTTGGTTCTTCCTGCTGACCTAGTAGTAAACTATTGGGCAAAGAGTTTGGATGATGCTGAACGTGTCTCCCAAATCATTCTGATGAATAAGAGGCAGCTCAAAGAGCGACAGCAATCTGGTTTATTTCTAGATATTGATCTTGGTGAGCCTACGTCTTGGACCCCAGAAGGGGCTGTAGAAGCCATTCAACAAGACAATACAATGCCTTACCAAATCATTGAACAGCATACTTATTATGATTTGGATGATGACGGCTACCCTGAGCCTTATATCATTACGTTTGAACGCTACACCAAAAAGGTATTACGAATTGTCCCACGATTTGATGAAACCACAATCTACGAATCCGAATCGGGTGAACTTCAGAAAATCTCTCCAATACAGTATTACACCAAATTTTCTTTTATTCCTAATCCTGATGGTGGTTTCTATGACATTGGGTTTGGTCTTCTTTTAAGCCCCATTAACGAGGCGGTAAATACCACCATTAACCAGCTCCTCGATGCCGGTCACGTAAACAACCTCCAAGGTGGTTTCTTGGGTAAGGGCTTGAAACTGAAGATGGGGGAACAGAAGTGGACCCCTGGTGAATGGAAAACTATCCAAACTCCTGCGGACGATTTACGTAAGCAGGTTCTTCCTCTCCCAACAAAGGAGCCGTCAACTGTTCTCTTCCAACTTATGGGAACATTGATTACTTCTGGTAAAGAGCTTGCTAGTGTAGCCGAAATCTTTGTGGGAAAGATGCCGGGCCAAAATACACCTGCCACTACAACCATGGCTACGATTGAACAAGGCATGAAGGTATTCACTGCTGTTTATAAGCGTGTCTATCGTGCCCTAACATCTGAATACAAGAAGTTGTTCAAGCTGAATAGCTTGTATTTAGATCAAGCCAACTACACCAATGTGTTGGATGAAGATGTGTCCTTGGAAGACTTTGATGCTGAGACGTATGATGTGTGTCCGAATGCGGACCCGTCAACACCAACACAAACAGAAAAGTTGATGAAGGCACAGGCTTTGATGGAGCTGCTGCCCACTGGTATACTGGACCCCTTAGAAGTTGTTCGTCGTATCTTAGATGCACAAGAACAACCCAGTCCAGAAAAACTGTTTAATCAACAGATTCAACAAACCGGCCAATTCCAACCTCCTCCTGATCCAAAGACTCAGGAACTTCAGATGAAGGCTGAAGCAGAGCAAGGAAAGGCAGCCCTTAAACAACAAGAACTTGAGTTTAAGAGTGCTATGCAGCAACGAGATCAGCAATTCCAACAAGCAATGGAAGCGCAACGTCAAGAAGCTGATATGAAGTTCAAGGCAATCAACGCACAGTTGGATGCTATGATTAAGCTACAAGAATCAAGAGTAGCAAATGTGGCGAGCGCCCAACAACATCAACAGAAGATGGTACAAGGCGCTCAACAGCATGTTCAGAAGATGGAACAAACTAAGGAGCAAGCCAAATTACAGAACTCTCAAAAGAACTCTTCCAAGAGTGGAAAAAGCACCCCATCACCCAAGCGGTAATGGCTAAATTTGACCAGCGCTCTGCTGGTCTTACTGATTATTTACAAACTGAAGTAGGCAAAGACACTCGTACCGATGTCCTCTATGCAGGATATATTGCCGCAATACGAGATTTTCTTCAAGTAGATTTTGAAGAAATGAAGGAGACTGAATGATTATTCCAAAAGGGCATCGCGTCTTGATTAAACAAGAACGCTATGATGAACATGATGAAGTGTTTGCTTCTGCAAAGAAAGCAGGCATTGTTATCGAAACTGACAAGAATGTACGTTATCAAGCTGGTGTAGACAAGGGCACAGTCGTTGCTATTGGTGAAACCGCCTGGAAAGACTTTGGAGGCTCCCCATGGGCCGTGGTAGGTGAAATGGTGTTGTTTGCTAAGAATGCAGGCAAGACGGTTGAAGACCCACAAGACAAAGACATTCCCTACGTAATTCTAAACGATGAAGACATTGTAGCAGTAATTAAGGAATAACATGAATACAGAAAATACTCCTGTCGATCCAGTTGAAACTGGCGAACAAACTACAGAGCGTCAATACACCCCCATGGAAATTAAAGCCATTGACCAGGGTTGGATTCCCAAAGAGGATTTTGATGGTGACGAATCTGAGTTTATTGATGCCCCTGAGTTTGTACGGCGTGGTGAATTGTTCAAGAAAATTGAGAATACGAGTCGAGAACTTAAGCAAGTTCGACAAGCTCTCTCAGCTTTTAAGGAACATCACACGAAGGTTAAAGAATCAGAATACAATCGTGCTTTGAAGGCACTGCAAGCAGAACGTAAGCAAGCGTTCGTTGACGGTGACCACGACCGAGCCTTCGCTATTGAAGAGAAGATCGACGAGGTTAAGACTGAGAAAGACAATATTGTTCGTGAAGCCAATGCTCCTGTAGAGCAAGACAACACATACACTGAACAATTTAGGACTTGGGTTGATAAGAATTCCTGGTATGAATCTAACAAGGTGATGCGTAAAGCCGCTGATGCCATTGGCTTAGAACTTCACCAAGCCGGGCATTCACCAGCAGAAGTATTGCACATGGTCGAGAAGGAAATTAAAGCAGAGTTTGCTCATAAATTTGAGAATCGAGCTGCCTCACGTCCCTCGGCTGTTGAAGCTTCTACACGTTCCCCAGGCAAAACAGATTCCTTTGTAATGACAGAGGATGAAAAGAAAGTAATGAACTCCATTGTAAGTAGTGGAATCATGTCTAAAGAAGACTATATCAAAGAACTAAAGCGGACTCGTTAAGGAGACTACTATGAGTAGAACAGCAGCTAGTGCAAGCGCACAACGTCCTCGGCGTACACCTATTGGTAGTCGCAATGTACTCACCGTGCAAGGCAAAGACCCCAATTTTGTATACCGCATCGTTAATGATTCGGGAGATCGAATTCCACAATTTCTGGATGCAGGCTATGAGCTTGTCGAAGCATCTACCGTACAGGTGGGTGATAAGCGAGTAAATGCCGCAACTCCAGTTGGTTCTAAGGCTCAGGTGTCTGTGGGTAAAGGTGAAAAGGCTTTTGTCATGCGAATCTCCAAAGATGTTTATGATGAAGACCAGGTAGCTAAACAATCCTACGTGAACAAACTTGAGCAGTCAATTAAACAAACTGCCTCTAGTTCCGCTGATTATGGTAAACTTACCATTCAAAACGGTAACTCATAATCAAGTTCTTTGAGGCCATTTTTGGAGAAATCTAATGGCTAGTGTTCTCGCGGGTTTTCGCCCTGTCAAATCGCTGACAGGTGCTCCGTATAATGGACAAGTCAATCGCTATATGATTAGTGCGTCTGATACTCAGGCCACTAACGTGGGTGATTTTGTTCAACTTAGTGATAATGATGCACTGGTGGACCAGCTTTCGAGCGGTGTCTTCCCGGCTGTGGAGCGTATTGGCTCCGGTACTGCGGTGCCCATCGTTGGTGTTATTGTGGGCTTTGAGCCCGATTTTAGCAACCTCAATGCTCCCAACTATCGTGCTGCTTCGACTCGTCGTGTCGCTCTGGTGGCTGATGCAACTGATCTGGTGTTTGCTTGTCCTCAAGATGCCGCTGGCGGCGTTGTGGCAGCCGCCTCTGTTGGTTTGAACGTCGCTATTAACCTTGGTACTGCTGGCACGTCTGGTGGTTATTCGTCTGGTATGTCGGCTGATAGTTCTACGGTGGCTACGACTGCCACTCTTCCCCTGCAAATTGTTGGTGTTACTGCTGCTCCTGACCAAGATGTCACTTCGACTTCGCGGCCTGCTGAGTTGCTTGTGCGTATCAACACACACGCGTACAAAGCTGCTGGCTTAGCTGGCGTTTAATAGGAGACATATATGAGTATCATTAATAGTGGCTCCTTTGCCAAGGCCCTTTGGCCCGGTGTTAATGCTTGGTATGGTAAGGCTTATGGCGAATACTCGGTGGAATACACCAAGCTGTTCGACACGAGCAAGTCTACGAAGGCGTTTGAAGAGGATGTGGGTGTTTCAAGCTTTGGTCTTGCGATTCAAAAGCCTGAAGGTAGTCCGATTTCTTACGACACTGAACGTCAGGCATTCATCACTCGCTACCAGCATGTGACCTACGCGCTGGGCTTTGTCATCACTCGTGAAGTGATGGATGACGACCAGTATGCAGTTGTGGGTCAGCGTAAGGCCCAAGGCCTGGCTTTCTCGATGCGTCAAACCAAGGAAATCATCGCTGCTAACGTGTACAACCGTTATGCTACCGCTGGTTATGTTGGTGGTGATGGTGTAACCCTGTTGAGTGCTTCGCACCCCAACTTGGCTGGTGGTACGTGGTCGAATCAAATCGCCACTGCTGCTGACTTGTCGGAAGCTGCGCTGGAGCAGGCGGTAATTGACATTGCTGGTTTCACGAATGATCGGGGCCTCCTGATTGCCGTGCGTCCGAAGAGTCTGATTATCCCTCGCCAACTGATGTTTGAAGCGAAGCGTATCTTGAATAGTGATGGTCGTGTTGGCACTGACAACAATGATTTGAACGCTATCAAGAACATGGGCTTGGTTCCTGAAACCATTGTTAACCATTATCTGACTGACACCGACGCGTGGTTCATCCGTACTGACGTGCCCCACGGCATGAAGCACTTTGAACGTCGTGCTGACGCGTTTGACATGGATAATGATTTCGACACTGAGAATGCCAAGTACAAGGCCACGGCCCGTTACAGCTTCGGCTGGACCGATCCCCGTGGTATCTACGGCTCGGCTGGTGCCTAATTAAGACTCGGGGAATCAGAAATGGTTCCCCACTTTTAAGGAATTAATATGGCTCTAATTTTTAGTGATCCGAATTCGGCTGGTCCGTTTTCAACATTCCAAACAAAAGATGTCCAGACTAAGGTTTTCAAGCTTACGTTTGCAAACTTTACCACTGGCAACACTGATGCTTTGATTGGACGACTTCCGGCTGACGCATCCATTCTTGGTGTAAAGACCTGGTTGAAAACAGCCTTCTCTGGTAACTCTGTGGCTTCTCCGGTTCTTTCGCTGGGGAGTTCGTCTGGTGGTACCCAGTTTTCGTCTGCTGTGGCTATTACCAACACCGTAAGCACCTATGCTCTCCATACCCCTATTGCTGGTATTCTCCAAGAATACCAAGTGCCTCTGGGTGGTGAAGTGAGTTTATATGCTCGTGGTGGTTGTTCTACTGGTAACCCCACGGCTGGTGAGTTGTACGTCATCGTGGAATACGTTCGTTAACAACAAAACAGCCTTGAAACATAGGCTGTTTCTTTAAGGAAATAATATATGGGCGCTTTCCGCGATGCGAACGCCACAGTTTCGGCTCATGGGGCTGTAGCAGTAACTCCTAGTGATGCAACAGTGCTTCCGGTAACGCGTGGCTTATTTATTGGTACAGGTGGTGACGTTGTTGTCACTATGGCTGACGAACAAGTGGTAACTTTCGCTAACATAGCAAATGCCACACTACTCCCCATTCAAGTACAACAAGTGCGTGCGTCTACAACGGCCACAAACGTGCTTGCTCTTTACTAAAGGAAACTAATGGCTACCTATGTTAAATTTAATGCTTTTACTGAAAAGCAACTGATTTCTGGTATTGATTGGGATGCTGACACATTTAAAGTTGCCCTAACCAATACTGCTCCTACCGCAGCTACTGACGACTTCTTCAATGACATCACTGAGATTTCAGCAGGTAACGGGTATACGGCTGGTGGTACTGCTACGACCATTACCGTTTCTACTTCGTCTGGTACGGCCAAAGTTGTAGGTTCGGACGTTGTATTCACTGCCACTGGTGCTGTGGGTCCTTTCCGCTATGTGGTGTTGTATAAGAGTACCGGCACCGCTGCAACATCGCCTGTCGTGTCTTATTGGGACTATGGTAGTTCTATTTCATTAGCCAACGGTGAAACTTTTACGGTGGATTTCTCTGCAGCCAACGGTATTTTCCAACTAACTTAATTTAGGGGCCTTATGGCAAACTATCGACTGAGAGTGGGGATTGAGGCGTCAAGTACCGGTACTCCACAAGCATTTACTTTAACTAGTAGTACAAATGAAGTGCTTCCGTTTGCCATGGGTTATACTATGAGCCAGGGCCATGTCCCGTCTAATCAAAGTCTAAGTTTTTCTGGTGCTGATGCTAAACTTAAGGTTTTGAGCACCTGGCCTGATGGCAGCGCGCGGCACGGCATTATTGCGGGCACGTACACCAGCGCTGGGTCTGCTGTGACGGTAACG